TTCTAAATGTTCCACCGCATCTTCTCTACCTCTTAATTCCAATAACCATTGTTTTAATCTGGCATATGGTGTTATTTGTGCACCACCAACGAAATTATATGCCTTGTACTTTGGTAACGAGAAAGACATGCTTTCAGATATTTGCATTAATTTTTCATCAAAAGGATTGTTGATGAAATTAGACCTGTCGTATTTGTAACCTTGTTCCATATTTGTTTTTTATATTAATATAAGTAAAATTTTTTAAAATGTCAACTTATCTCCAACCACAATGACCAGATGACGTTCCCGCATTAACTCTCGGTGCCAATCCCGATATGCTGGTCGTACCACTATCGGTTGCATAAAGTAATTGCCAACTGACATTATTCTGACCACCTCCGTCATAATTACCCAACATATATTGCCAATCTTGTCCTAAAGCAAAGTTTTCTTCTCCACAGTTAGGGTGTGGTTTAGCCACGTTTCCTATATTTGTGTCGGTAGAATTACTCCATCTCCTAAGATTATATCCTCCGTTGTAGGTACCTTCATTTCCTGCATATCCTTTACCAACCTTTGAACTAATTCCTTTTTGTTGAGCGTGTGCTCCCCATTGTGTTGAAGAGCTTGGTGTTTCATTAGAAAAGTTAAATTTTATACCTGCAGATGTTGTCCAAGCGTATCCAAAACTTTCATCAAAAAACGCACCCGCACCATCATCACCACTAATTGACCCAACACCAAATCCACTCACATAACTTTCATTAGTTAAATTAAACTTTTCAATCGTTGTTGATCCTCCCGAAAACAAATATGCGAATTGGGTTTCTTTTTGCATAGTGGCAACGTCACTTCTTGCTATACCCGTATTAAATTTTGTTTGGTGTGCATAATTTGTATCGTTAAACATATTGATAGCGGCTGTTCTGGTTCCGTGAATTTGACTCGGAGCTTTCCATGCACCATCATCATTTACCGACCAAAGAAATAAAATAGTCCTATTACACGCCCCCGATGTATATGAAATTGGATAATCTAATAGTTCACCAACATGTGTTGTTTGACTCGTTGAATTTGTTGTTTTATGAACGTTTCTCCATGGTGATGAATCTTTATATCCACCCGCCAAATAGGTATACGATAACACTTGTCTATATCTAAATTCAATTGGTATTGTTTCTTGTGCGGCAATTCTTTCCCACCCATTATCTATATTCGATACTCCCGTATATAACATTAAAAAACTACCACTATTTGATTCTTCCAAATATAATGAACCCGATAATGGTGAACCAGGTCTATTCGCTCTTGTTCCTTTAGGTGGTCTATTAACCACTCTATCTGATGTTAAACTACCACTAATTTCTAAATTCTCGTATATCATAATTTAATTATTTTTATGCTCTCCAACCACAGTGACCTGACGATGTTCCAGCATTAACTCCAGGGTTTAATCCACTTACACTTGTTGTTCCTGTATCCGTTGAATAGAAGAATTTCCAACTCGTATTATTTTGTGCACCGTCATAATTACCTAACATGTACTGATGATCTTGACCTAATGTAAAATTTTCTTCTCCGCAGTTAGGGTGAGGTTTTGAAACATTACCAATGTTAGTATCGTTTGCGTTGCTCCATCGTCTAAGATTATATCCTCCGTTGTAAGAACCTTCATTACCCGCATAACCCTTACCCACTTTAGAACTGATTCCCTTTTGTTGTGAATGTGCTCCCCATTGTGTCGATGATGTAATTGTTTCTGTTGCAAAACTCATTTTAATTCCTGCGGAAGATGTCCAACCATATCCAAAATTTTCATCTGAAAATGCGGAACCACCATCACCACCATTAATTGTTGATAAATTAAAACCAGTTGCAATCGTTTCTGTACTCAAATCGAATTTTTCAACAGTAGAACTACCACCAGTAAACATATATGCGGTTTCAGTCTCTTTAAACATAGTTCCGAGGTCACTTCTTGCTGTTGTTATATCAAATTTACTATTATGTGCATATTTTGTGTCATTTGCCATATTAATAGCTGAAGTTCTAACACTATGTACATCTGATGGACCTTTAAAGGCACCGTCAGTATTAACTGACCAAACAAAAAAGACATATTTACTGCAAGCTCCTGATGTGTACGTTGCGGGAAAATCTAATAATTCTCCAATGTGAGTTGTTTGGTCGGTAGAATTAATTGTTTTGTGAACATTTTTCCAAGGAGATGAATCTTTGTAACCACCCGCAAGAAAAGATGTTGTGATAATCTGTCTGAATTTAAAACCAACATTGGCGTTTACTTGAGAGGATACCCTAACCCAACCACTATCATTGTTACTTACACCAACATAAACCATTAAAAAACTACCACTAACTGCCTGTTCTAAATATAAAGAACCTGTTTGTGGACTACCTGGTCTATTGTTCCTTGTACCTGTTGGTGGTTTTGTGACACCTTGTCCTCTTAAAGAACCACTTATTTCTATATTTTCGTGTAGCATATCTTATAAATACAATTTTTATGTTCTCCAACCACAGTGACCTGATGATGTCCCACCATTAACACCAGGAGCTAAACCAGATGGGTTAACCGTTCCACTATCAGTGGCATAAACGAATTTCCAACTAGTATTTACTTGTAAACCATCATAACATCCTAACATATACTGATGGTCTTGTCCCATCGTAAAGTTCTCTTCACCACAATTACCATGAGGTTTTGAAACATTACCGAGATTAGTTTCAGTGAAAACATTCCATCTTCTTAAACTATATCCACCATTATATGTTCCTTCATTTCCCGCATAACCTTTACCAACTTTAGAACTAATTCCTTTTTGTTGTCCACTGGCACCCCATTGTTGATTGTTTGTAAATGTGTCATTAGCAAAAAATAATTTAGTTCCACTTTGTTGTGTCCAACCGTACCCATAATTCTCATCTGAAAATCCTGAAGCACCTGAAGGTCCACTACCAGTTATCGATGATGTTGTGGTAATGTAAGGGTGTCCTGCCAAATAATAGACACTGTACATTGTCTCATTTGTTAAATTAAACTTTTCGACGGTGGCAACACCTGCACCAAATATCCAAGCGAATTCTGTTTCTTGAAACAAAGTCCCACAGTCATCTCTTGCATTTGTTAGGTCCCACTTTGATTGGTGAGCATATGCGGTTTCATTAACCATATGTACACCACTAGTCCAAGTTGAATGGATAGTACTATCACCTTTAAAGGTGCCGTCTGTGTTTGTTGACCAAAGAAATAAAATACTTTTACTACAAGCTCCCGATGTATATGATGCTGGATAATCTAATAATTCACCTAAGTGAACCGTTTGGTCCGTTGAATTTGTTGTCCTGTGAACATTTTTCCAAGGAGAGGCATCTTTATATCCACCGGCCAAATAAGAATAATTAATAACCTGTCTATATTTGAATCCCGTTCTATCTGTGTCTTGTGAACCAACAGGTTCCCATCCACCATCATAATTTGAAGATGCTGTATATGTGACAACAAAACTACCACTAGTTGATTCCTCCAAATATAATGAACCAATGTCAGGACTAGTTGGTCTATTCGCTCTTGGTCCTTTTGGTATAATATATTGTCCACTTACATTTAATGAACCACTTACTTCAACGTTTTCTCTTAACATATTCTATAATATACGAATTTTATCCTGTAACTACAAGTCTTCCACTTCTATTTGATGCAAAAGTTAATATAACTTGTGTTGATGTTATTCTTATATTAGAAGGGAAGAACATATCTCCATTTGTGTCAAATACTTGTGCGGTTAAATAAACGGTTCCTAAACCATGGTTAAAGGTTACACTTGATACATTTGAGAATGTGGTTGCATTGCTTAATGCAACTCTCTTCCAAGACTGCCATGTACCATTGTTCTTACCTCTAGCATACATAATACCCGTTCTATAGTCACCATATATTTGATGTTGCCAACTAGAACTATATATTTGGGAATACAATGCTCCATCTGTTGAGTTACCGGTTAAGTTGGTACTACTACCGTCAACATCTGTCACATATGTAAATCCGTTTGAATCTAATGTATTTGCAGCAACTCCACTTGTATTTGTATTTCTAATACCGATACCATCGATTTGGTCTGCGGATGTTGCATTTGCCACTGCTCCACTTATTTTAGACCCAGCCAATGCGGTAATCCAAGATGGGTCAGAATATGAACCATTTGTATAAACACCATTTGTGACAGTTGATGCGTTACCTGAAAGTGCTCCTGAGAATGTTGGTGCAGTAACCGTTCCAGGAAACGATGTGTTACCACTACCATCCAATATTGTTGCGGTTCTGGTTAATGTTGAGAATGTACCGCTATATTGTCTAACGTATATTGGTTCTGACGCATCGTCTGCGGTTGCAATTTCCGCAAATCCGGCATTTGATGCCCCACCAACTCTAATTCTAAAGAAATCGTTAGAACCAATTGTCGCATACAATAGGTTTGCCTCATTATCCGAACTAACAGTTCTGATAACTTCGGTAGCAGTTGCCGCGTTACCACTTGTGTTTTGATTACCTGAGATGTTTACGCCAGGTAAATCAATGTTTGCGGAACCATTAAATGAAACTCCACCAATTGTTCTTGCGGTTTGTAATGTTGTTGCAGTACCCGCATTACCCGTGATTGTTGTTTGGTCACCTGTGTTAGTTCCCGATAAGTTTGTGGCAGATATTGTTCCACTAAATGTTGCATTACCGTTAGAATGATTCCACGATACTGCGGTATACCAGTTACCACTATAATATCGATATAAATTAAGTGCATCACTTTCACCTGAACCTCTAGCATCTAATGACCAATAATCCGTACCATTCTTTTTATATCTAAATCTTGTGGCATGTCCTGCATCTACACTATCTAAAACAATTGCAGTGGTATCTGTTTGTTGTTGGAATGTTTTAACACCGGTGATGGTTTGGTTTGTTGATAAGTAAACACCACCTGTTACAGTTGCGGCATTTCCATCAATCGATATTCCTGTTAATGTTTGTGCCGCAGCTGCCCTACCTAATCCTATTGGTGTTGTACCAACATTAAGGCCAGCATTTACTAATTGTGAATTAGTTATTCCGGTAATCTGACTCGAACCGGATACCAAACCACTTGGTATAGAAGTTATTCCTGAAAATATTATTTGTGCCGAACCCGATACAACAGATATTCCGTTAAAGAATGATCCGGAATGGATTGTAGAGTTAAGTAGTATTTGTGATGATCCCGATATTACTCCCTCGGTATTTAATTCTTTTTTAACACCATCTAAAAAGTGTACCGAACCCGTATCTAACGTTAATGTTCTTGTTGACGCAATTGTACCACCACCACTTAATCCGTTACCCGCAGATACTGATACGCTTGTGTGGTCAACGTGTTGATTTGCATCATAGTTTGTTGTTGCATTATGATTTACTTGTACCGAACCACTAATAACACCATCACTATTTAATTTACTTTTAATTGTTGTGTTAATAGAAGATGTAAATGAATTTAATGAACCTGTACTCGTTTCAATATTATTAATTCTAGTAACTTGTGTATTGAATTCTGTTTCTCTTACTAACCTTTGCTCCGAACCTAATTGACCCGCAATCCAATAATCATTTGTTGCATCCCATAATAGTGAGCCGGAAATTTGACTTACTCCGGTAGTGTCTTTTACTCTTAAACCTGCATTAGCCGCACCAGCACCATTAAGATTAATTAAATTGTTATCAACATCTAATGTTGATGTATTAACGTTTGTTGTTGTTCCTTTAACCAATAAGTTACCTCTAACTGTTAAATTGGAACCTGTTAATTCTATTGCGGTTAATATTGATGATGTAAAGGTATTTAAACTGCCGGTAGATGTTTCTATTGCAGTTATGTTAGGACTACTTATATTACCGGTGACTTTTAATGTTCCCGTCACCTCAGTATTTGAATTTATAGATACCTTAGTTCCATTATCAAAAATACTTGAGGTAGTTAAATGATGTCCATGACCATTATTTTCAACCTTTGTTATATAATTACCGTCTAATAATGGTGCATTGTCTATATCATTTCCCAAAGGACCAAATAACATAACACTAGCATCATTAGTACCCGTATCTGTATGTTTAAATTTCCATTGATTCGTTAATGAATCATATAATAATGATGATGTAATGTTTGTTGACCCCGAATCGAATACCGAAATACCCGCATATCTAAATGCTGGTGAATCAGTATTTAATACAACTATATTTGTACCAATAGAAACGGCCGAAGCTGTAATGTTTTCTAAAGAAGATTCTCCTTGTACAATTAAATTTTGACTAACATATAATGACCCAGTAATAGTTTGATTTCCTTGAAATATGTTAGAACCTGTTGTTGCGTAACTTCCTGTTTTACCTTCAATAGAATCTAATCTATTGTTTTGATTTAAATTGGTTGTTGCGATAGACGAACTTAAAGAACCTATTGATGAACTAAGTTCAGATGTTGTTGTTGCAACACTGGAACTTAAAGAACCAACACTGGAACTTAAACCTGATGTTGTTGTTGCAACAGATGAACTTAAAGAACCGACTGACGAACTAAGTTCAGATGTTGTTGTTGCAACACTGGAACTTAAACCTGATGTTGTTGTTGCAACAGATGAACTTAAAGAACCAATACTAGAACTTAAACCTGATGTTGTTGTTGCAACACTAGAACTTAAATTACTAATTGTGGTATTAACACTGGAACTTAAGGAACCGATACTTGTAGATATACTTGAACTAAATGTAGAATAACCAGTGGTTCCTGTAATTGAAACTTGTAAACTTCCCGATATTACAGACTCAATATCAAGTTTATTTTTAATTGTTGTGTTTATAGAACCCGTAAATGAATTTAAACTACTTGTTGATGTCTCAATATCAGTTAGTCTATTATTTTGGGTATCGTTAAGGGAACTAAAAGATGATGAGATAGTCCCAACACTAGAACTTAAACCTGATGTTGTTGTTGCAACAGATGAACTTAAGGACCCGATTGATGAGCTGAGGTTAGAACTTAATGAATCAATACTTGTGGATATACTTGAACTAAATGTGGAATAACCTGTTGTACCCGTTATGTTAACCTGAATCGAACCTGAAATAACGTTTTCTTCATTTATCTCGTTCTTAATTCTTGTATCTATTGAACTTGTAAATGTGTTAAATGATGAAGTGGAATTTTCGATTGCATATAATCTACCATCATTTGATGAAGTATACGATTGAAAAGTTGTCTCATCTAACTTACCTGTACCAATTGCCTGTCCATTCAATGAGATTGAACCTGTTATATTAACAGACCCAGTAACATTATGTGAACCGCTAACATCAACGGAACCTGTCACCACTATCGACCCACTTGTTCTTTGAATATTTGTAAAATTATTCGATCCGGTTGTAGCAAACATTCCGGTATCTACGTTAATAAGATTAACAGTTGATTGACCATGTAGAAAATCAGAATATACTGAAATTTCATTACCCATACCAACGTGATGGTCACAGAAATAGTATAGTGTTGTTGCGGTATCCTCGGTAATATCAATTTGAACATAAAAAGGACTAGAATTGGTAGATACCCCCGTAGTGTATACCGTTCCTCCGTTGTGTTCTCCGTCGTTAGTTAAAGAAAAAAGTAATGGGTGAACCTCATTATTATTAAAGTAAAATCTATATTTTAATCCTTTTATAAATGATAATCTTGGATTTTTAACACCGTTAATATAATATTTTCCTCCTCCATCTGTTAAAGTGATATTAACAATGTTGTTACCACCCAGATTTACGTTATTGAGTTTTAATGCTCCAGTTATTTCTGTATTTGAGTTAACTCTTAAACCATTTGCGGAAGAAATAGATGCGGTAGCACTACCGTCAGCAATTTGTGTTAAATTAAGTCCTGTGACTCCACTAGCTGGAATATTAGTGATTTGTGACCCGTCACCTTTAAAGGAACCACTTAAAGTCCCCAATACGTTTAAATCACCCGAAATTTCGGCTGAACTTGATACGGATAACGATCCCGATATATGTGCGTCAAATATATTCATCTAAATATGGTATTATACTTAGATAAATACTTTGTTATCCTTTCTTGGATGGGGTTATATTAATGATTTTGTATTATCTCTGTATTTTTTACCATTATCTATCTTGAATGGTAATTTAGTACCCAAATATTGTTCTATTTTTGAGATTCCGTGGGGCGTATAAAACAATTCATCGTAAGTTAACATTAAACAATCGTCACATTCTTTTAGGTAGTTATTTTCCCTAATTATAAGTTGTTTCATGTCGTCTATCTTTGACTTATTATCTAATAAAAATTGGTTATCTATGGTATATGGTACGAATTTTTTCTCAACTATGTCAGCATATACCCTACTTTCCGCCTGTTCTTGGGTGTTTTCCCTTATCAACACAATTATCTTATCGAAATAGTCCTTAATGACCTCATATCTAAATTCTGCGGGTGTGATCTTTATTATTATATTATCGGGTGATGGAAATAACAAACTACCTCTATGGTAATCACATTCATAATGAGACATAAGTAATTCCGCTAAAGAAGTGGAACCGGTTCTATGTGTTGTATAAATTAGTATTTTC